TCCCCACCTCGAACCTGCCGTAGGAGCCCCGGTGGATGATGTAGGTGCGGTTGTTGTAGACCAGCTTCTCATCCGGGTCGCTGAAGTATGCGTGCTCCTCAATGTGCTTCTTCAGGCCCTCTCGGTCCACCAATTCGAACTTGGTGCCGGGCAGCTCAGCCGCGACCGCCTTCTGGAAGTTGTCGCTGGCAACGAGCACCTTCTCCAGAGCGTCCAGCTGCTTGACGATCCGCGCCTTCCGCTTGATCTCTTCGAGCTTCGCCTCGCGCTCGGCAAGGGCCGCCCTCACCTCGGCGTAGATCTCCTCCTCGGGGACCGGGCTCATCGCAATGGCGACCTTGGCCGTTTTGGCATCCTTCCACTCGATGGAGTCGAAGCCGGTGGCCTCCTTGTTCCAGGCCAGCCTCAGGGCGGCGATTGACACCTTCCCGAAGTTCACAGTCACGCCGTACTCATCAGCTGTCAGATTTAATTTCTTTTCCATTGTCATGTCTCCTTTGATTGGGGTTGAGGGCGGTTGGAAGTCCCGCCCTCGGATCGTTGTTGATTACCCGAGGCACGCCTTCCGATATGCCAACTCGGATTCGAGGACCGCCATCTTCGCCCGCTCGACGTCGAGGTTCTTGGTGGCTCTCGGGAGCGTTTTCATTGTCGCCTGTGCCGCTTTTTTCTGCATGCCGCATTCGCGTATCTGCTGTCGCACGTCTTTGAGGTGCTGCTTGGTCGTCCTGATCTCGGCGATCAGGGTTTTGCGATGCGCCTTGAGAGCCGCCAGCGTTTTGAGAGCCTCTGCCCTCACCCCGGACTTCTGTGCGGCGTTTTCGCCCTTGACGACCTTGCTTCGTGCGATCTTCAAAGCGATCCGCGCCTCGTTGAGGGCACGCTTCGCCACCAGGATTGGGGATTCGGCGGTGATGGCCACGGGCTGCTTGTTGACTTTGTCATTCTTCATTTCGGTCTCCTTGGTTGTGTTCTCTTTCCCTTTCCCTCTTTCTCGATCCGGCCTCGTGTTTGTGTCCTGCCCTCCTTTCAAAAAAGATTTATTCTTAATGTATTAAACTTGTTGTTGCTTGGTCATGTAGGATTCCTTTTCTGGTTAGGGAATTAAGCGTTTACATGTGCCGCTCCACCTTTTTCTGGCATTTCTGTTGTTGTTCTTTTGTACAGTTACGACATAACTGCTCACGCCCGCGCTTGAGGCACCGGTCGTAATCCACAAACATTTTGTATTTGAACTTTCTAACAGTGCGGAATGTCTGTCCGTCACGGAATGTGAAGCATTCCCCAACAGATATCTTGCCAGCCCGCACCAGTGCCAGCATGTCAAGTATTCGCGTGTTGTCCGCTGTGTGGCAGTCCATTCGTAGCCACTCGTGTCCGCATTTACGTTCAACATCTAAGGCTTTATACGTTGATTTCATTTCCACTCTCCTTGCTTGGTTAGGGATTCTCGAACACCGACTAAGATCACGTTGCCCAATCCATTAGCACCTCCTTGCCTGTCCTCCTTTGCTTTTGGTTAGGGTTTCTCTTTTCATGCGTAATCTATTAAACTTGTTAACATTTGTCCAGCGTTTTGAGCAACTTTTTTTACTTTTTTTTGCGTTGATTATCAACGAGTTATGGCTTTTTTCCGGTTTGGGCTAAAAATTTGTTGTCTTTGCGGCGGGAAAAGGGGTAGAATCTATCGCATGGAGGAACGTCTTGAAAAACAACCCGCACCGGCCCCGGTGCCCCGACGGTTGGTGCCGCGCCAGCTTCGATCCCGGAAGCGTGCCGGGCGTCCGCTGACACTGACCCCTGACATCGTCGCCCGCGCCCACTACGCCTGCGCCGAATGCGGGGCAACGCTCGAACAGCTCGCGAAGATTCTTCCGGCTACCATGTTCACTTTGAAAAACTGGATGCGCTACGACAGGGAGTTCCGGGCGGCGGTGCGGCAGGGCATGGACGAGTACCATAGCAACCGGGTCGAGGGATCGCTGCTCAAGCGGGCGCTGGGGTATTCGTATGACGAGGTCACAGAGCAGGACGTTGAGGTGTTCGGGAAAAATTCTCTTGGCATGAACGTTAAGGTCCCCGCGCACCGGATCACCACGGTTCACAAGGTGCTGCCGCCTGATACGGGTGCACTGATTTTCTACCTGACCAATCGCCTGCCGGAACGTTGGCGGCAAACTTACCGCACCGAGACCGCGACCAAAACGGAAACGAATGTCGAACACAACATCAGTGTCGATCTCACAAAAATACCGAAGGAAGACCTTGAAACCTTGCGAAACATCCTCCGCCGAGTCGAGCCTATTGCTCCAGCGATTGCCGACCTGCAAGCAGGTGGACGACCAGCTCGCCAAAACCTGCTTGCGTGAGTTCATCGAGCAGGCATGGCGGGTCGTCGAGCCGCGCCCGTTTGTCCCGGGCTGGCACATTGATCTGATTTGCGACCATCTTGAAGCGGTCTTCAAGGGTGAGATCAAGCGGTTGCTAATCAACATCCCGCCGCGCCACATGAAATCTCTTTCCGTCTCGGTGCTGTGGCCAGCGTGGTGCTGGCTGTCCGATCCCGGCATTCGTTTCCTCGCAGCGTCATACGCGCACTCGCTGTCTATCAGGGATTCGGTCAAGTGCAGGCGACTGGTACAATCGGAGTTCTACGCGCGCCTGCGGAGGAAGTTCCAGCCGGACTTTCTGCTGACCGGTGACGTCAACAATAAAATCCGGTTCGAAAACAACATGGGCGGCGTCCGGATCGCGGCATCCGTCGAGGGTGCATTGACCGGAGAAGGCGGGGACATCATTATCGTGGATGATCCGCACAACGTCGTCGAGGGCGAGAGCGCAACGCAGCGACAGGCTGTACTAGAGTGGTGGGACTATTCAATGAGTACCCGCCTCAACAATCAGAAGACCGGGGCGTACGTCGTGATCATGCAGCGCGTCCACGAGGACGATCTCACGGGGCATTTGCTCGCCCAGTCGCGGGGACGCTGGGAACACCTATGCCTCCCTGCCCGGTACGAGGGCCGGAAGCTTGTGTCTACGTCGCTGAAAAAAGAGGATCAACGAAACGAGATCAACCAGCCGCTCTGGCCTGCGCAGTTTGGCGATGCGGAATTGTTGGACTTGGAATCGCAGCTTGGTTCGTACGGGTCGGCAGGACAACTCCAGCAGCGGCCAAGCCCTCGTGAGGGTGGGATGTTCCGTGTAAGGAATCTGCTGCGGAATCGGATGCTGGAAATCGACAAGCGCATGATCTCCAGCTCTATTCGGTACTGGGATAAGGCCGGAAGCGCAGGCGCAGGCTGTTATTCCGCGGGTGTGCTGATCCACGAGTTGACTGATCACACCTTCCTTGTCGCGGACGTGGTCGCGGGGCAATGGGGCGCGCTGGAGCGGGAGGAGCGCATCAAAGCGACAGCATCCATGGATGGCAGGTCAGTCCGAATCTGGATCGAACAAGAACCTGGCAGCGGCGGAAAGGAAAGCGCGGAAAACACCATCCGCAATCTGGCCGGGTACATCGTCAAGGCGGACCGCGTCACCGGGGACAAGGTCAGCCGGGCGGAGCCGTTTGCCGCGCAAGTCGAATCGGGCAACGTCTTCGTGATGGACCGCCCATGGACGAAGGACTACATTGACGAGCTGGAATTGTTCCCCAATGGAAAATACAAGGACAAGGTCGATGCCAGCGCGGGCGCGTTCAACAAACTCGTCGGGCGGGGCAGGATGATCCGCCCCCATGTTGGATCAGCGCCCAACGCGGACGAGGTCCCCGACAACTACGCAGATCTGCTCGCACGCGCCGCATCACCTGAAGAGCGCAAAGAACTGGAAGGACTGATCCATGCCTACGCCGCAAGCTGATCTCCGCCAGCAGCTGCTTGAGCGCCTCGCCGCCGCAAAGCTCAAGCAGCGGCAGGTCACCGAGGATGCCGCCCACACCGAGCGCGTGCTTGCTGATCGCAGCGCATGGCAGGTACTGGGTAGCAGGGGGAAGTTGAGCAACATCTTCCCGACGGCGAGCGGCGAGAGCATTCTCCCGAGGAGGTTCCCGGCATGAGCTTCCTGTCCCGGATTGCAAGCAAGGCAGCGTCAAGGATGTTCCCCCGGATCATTGAGGCGTCCCTGCCCCACGGCCAGCTAGAGTGGTTGAAGCGTTTCGGCAAACAGCCCGACATCTCCAAGGAAGCGCTCGTCCGCAAATACTGGGGCTGGACTTACATGTGCGCACAGGTGTCCGCCGCCCGGTTCGCCAGCACACCGCTCAAGGTTTACGCTGCGCGGGGCAAGGGCCAGTCGGTTGTCAAGAACTTCGCCGCCCATAAGGTGGATAAGGCGCAGTCTGCATGGCTCCGCAAGCGGATTGGCAAGTCCCTCCCACAGGTGATGGGCGCGGAAGAGTTCGAGGAGCTGGAAGAGCATCCGTTGCTTGACCTGTTCGAGAAAGTCAACGATCAGGAAAACGGATTTGAGATGAGGGAATTAACCTGCACTATGCTGGACCTCACCGGGGACGCTTACTGGTACGTTGAGCGTGACAAGATGGGCGTGCCCAGCAAGCTGTTTCTTTTGCGCAGTCAATGGGTACGGATCGTGCCGGACGCCAAGAAGTTCATCGGGGAGTTTGTCTACGGCGAGAACGTGTTTGACGATCCGGTGCGGTTCCAGCCCAGCGAGGTGATCCATTTTAAGTACCCCAACCCGACCGACCCCTGGTACGGTATGGGGCCGGTGCAGGCCGCCGCCTACGCGATAGAGGGCAACGAGATGCGCGAGAAGTTCATGATCGCAACCATGGCCAACATGGCGCGCCCTGATCTGATCGTCAAGTACGTTGAGGGCGCGTTGGAGCCCAAGGAGCGCGGCGAGCTGGAGCGCGAATGGAACGCCATGTTCCGCGGCCCGCAGAACGCAGGCAAGGTCAAGATCACAGACTTCAGGTACGAGATCGACAAGGTGGGGTGGACGCCACAGGAGCTGCGGTTCAACGAGGGCGAGGACTGGATCATGAAAAAAATCTGCGGCGCGTTCCCCGTGCCAATCGGCCTGGTGGACACTTCCCAGATCAGCCGCGCACCGAGAGCAGGCATGGAAGGCGCAGATCTGTTCATGGCGCAGTTCAACACGTTGCCGCGCTGCACCCGCATCGAGGAAAAATTGAATGAGCAGCTTTGCCCCATGTACGACGACCGGCTGTTCGTGGCCTTCGACAACCCAGTGCCCAAGGACAGGCGGGAGCAGCTCAACGAGGACGCCACCAAGCTCGGCGTGTGCCTGACCACGATCAACGAAATCCGCAAGCGCGACGGCGACGATCCCGTCGAGTGGGGCGACACGCCGATCATGCTCCAGCAGATGCAGGCGCAGCAATCCCTGATGCCCGGCGCGGAGGGCGGCGCAGAAGAAACAATCGCTCCACTAGGCAACTCGCAACCGAACGGGGAACAGGCAGGCGCGGACAAGAAGAAGAACGACGCTGCGACAGGCCTCCCCGCACCGGGCGGTTCGTCTGGTGGGGCGTCCATTTCCGTTATGAAGGGCGGGCCGGGGTCAGGGAACTTCGGACACGAGGGCAGGCCTGGGGAGGTTGGGGGTTCTGGTCCGGGTGGGGGCGGCAAAGAGGAAAGGTTTAAGCCCATCAAGAATCTTGCTCAACTTCGAGCAGACCGGCGAGTAGTAGAAGTTCGAGACGAAGGCGATGATGGTTTGTGGGTTGATCTTGCCGACGGGTGGATAAACATTGACACCGAAACTCATAGCATCCACGAAGATACGTGGAAAGAAGTATTCTACCAGATGAATAATAGTGTTGTGCGGGAGAATAAAAGTAAGGCATTCGACAACAGTTCCTTGGCGGGCAACGGCATGTCCATCGAGGTGGACGGAGCATACGTCAGTCCGCAACTGGCCGGAATCCCGCTCCGGATTCGGAATGAGGCTGGTCGGTTCGACAAACGCGGCGTGGGTCGGTTGCGTGCGAGCCGCGATGTGATAGAGAGCCTGAAAAGTTTTAACGAGGATGCGGAAGAGAAAGCCAAGGCTGGGACTTTCGAGCGCGGCGAAGTCACCGATGAGGGCCGCTGGATCACGGTGAACGGCGCTCACATCTTCATCGCCGAGGGGCAGGACCCCGAAGAGGCGATCCGGGCGCGGTTCGGCAATCCCGAAGAGCATAAGAAAATGGAAGAGAAGTTGACCTACGACGCGAAAGAAAAAAAGTGGAAGACAAGCACCGGCGGACCTTTGCCAAAGCATCTTGAGGGGATTCCAATTCCCCCGGCGTGGACTAACGTCGTGGCAAATCGGGATCCGCAGGGCGAGTTGCTGCTGCAAGGCCGAGATGCGACTGGTCGGGGGCAATACCTGTACTCGCAGGGGCATTGGAATATTGCAGCCGCGATCAAGTTTACTCGGACGGATGAGTTGCTTGAGAAGTGGGATTCGATCCGTGCCGAAAATACCAAGAACCGGACGAAGCCCGAATTACGCGAAACCGCCGACGCACTCGCCGTGGTAATGGCCACCGGTGCGCGAGCGGGCGGCGATACTGACACGAAAGCAAAGGTACAGGCGTACGGCACGACTACGCTGGAAAAGCGGCATGTGGTGGAGGAAGAGGATGGGCTGCACCTGAAGTTCGTCGGGAAGATGGGCAAGGAATTGGATTTGAAAGTTGACGACCCGGAAGCCTTGAAGATTCTGCGTACTCGTGCGGGGCGGGCAAAGGCCGATGATGAAAAACTCTTCGACACCAATGACGACAAGCTGCTGGACTATTCCCACAGCATGGCGGGGGGAGCGGGGTTCAAGACAAAAGATTTCAGGACGGGCGTGGCAACGGGGTTGGCATTGCAGACGATGAAGACTATGTCCAAGCCAACAACGGAAAAGGACTTTCAGGATAAGGTAAAGGAGATCGCGATAAAGGTTTCCACGAAGCTGGGGAATACCCCGGCGGTCGCGTTGGACAGCTACATAGACCCGACGATATTCTCCGCATGGCGGCAGGTCGGGTGGAAAAACAAACCTGAAAAGCCGAGGAAAAAGAAATGAGCATGAAGAAACTTTACGATCTTCCAGCCGATATTGATTTGGGCGTCGAGGTTGACTGGCGCGAGGATGGTGCAGACGAGGAAGACCCTGACGACAAGCCGCTCGCTGAAGCGCCGGAAGACGTGGTTGCGTTGCTTGGGTTTAATCCACATGAGGTATTCAAGGACGATCCCAGATTCTGGGAAACTGCAAGTTCATCGGGGAAGAAATGACTTTGCCAATCCTTCAACCCCAAAAACTCCCACCCGCCAACGACGGGCACGTGCGGAGCGCTTTGACCGCTGACGAGCGGCTGCTACGCAAGGCCGTGGCTCGGTGTTTCAAGGCGCAGGTGGCCGAGGTGCATGGGAAGGTCGAGGATGGAGCCAAGAGCAACGCAGTGCCAGAGAAAACAACCAAGTGGGATCAGGAAGTCATGCGCGAGGTCAGGCCCATCTGGTTTGGCCTGTTCAAGAAGGGCGGCGACAAGGCGCTCAAGAGCGTCCGCAAGTTCCCCAAGCACGCAAAGAAGATGGCGGTGCTGGGCGAGGCCGAGATGCGGGCGAGCGAGCGGGTGGAAGTGGTGGAGAAGGGTGGTCCCGGCTCCGGCAACTTCGGACACGAGGGGAGACCGGGTGAGGTTGGGGGTTCTGGTCCGGGTGGTGGTCCTGCAAGACAAGAGGACAAGCCTTTAGCTCGTTTTTCGTATGGGAAATATAATGTGATGGGTAAGAAATTCTTTTCCAAACATGAGAAAGAATTACGACAATGGGGAAAAACCGTTTCTGCCGAATCAATTGAGGCTCTTTCTGACTACCAAAATACCGGAGCTGATTGGGTTAATAGTAATCTAAGAAAAGGCAAGGATCCGGACTCAATAGGAGTTAAGAATCTTGATGCCGCAATGACTTTTAAGCTTCCGGAAGATGTTATTGTTTATAGAGGAGTTAGCTCTTCGGTAGCAGAAAAACTTGGCAAAGAAGGATCTGTCAAGAAAGATCTAGGGTATATGTCCACTACTTATGATTCGCGAGTGCTGACTCCTTCAAGTCGGCGTTGGCCTTACGAGGAGATCCTTACTATTTGTGTTCCGAAAGGGACTTATGTCTGTATTCCGAAGTTTTCCAATGTCGGAGGATGGCGTCGGGAACGAGAAGTGATTCTTCCCCGAGGATCAAAATTTGTCGTCCGAGATAGTAGTCAAGCATCTTTGGGGAATTATATGCTGGAGCTTCTGCCTCCTCAGAAAAGTATAGATGATATGGGTTTTGGATTCTCGTTCAATGATGAACAGGAATGGAGTATGGTCTTAGAAGAGTTAATTCAATTCTCTGAGAAATCCCTCAAAGCCTCCCCCTCCATCGTCATCCCGGAGTGGATCGAGGACCCCGACGTGTTGGACGCTTTAGAGGCTGAAATGTTCGAGTTCGCGCACAACATCAACCAGACCACCGCCGACGCCCTGCGCGAGGAATTGCTAGACGGCATGGAGAACGGGGAAACGATATCGCAGCTGAAAAACCGCATTTCCGACATCTCCGACGAGTGGGTTGAGGGATATCGCAGCGAGCGCATCGCCCGGACAGAGACGGCGCGTGCCTTCTCCATTGGGCATATCGAGGCGTGGAAGTCCACCGACGTGGTCGGCAGGAAGGTATGGTCCACCGCCGGGGACTGCTGCCCGTTCTGCGCGGAGCTGGAGGGCGTCGCTGTCGGGCTGGACGAAAACTTTTTCAAGCTCGGTGACGAGCAGACCGTCGAATGGCGCGGCAAGGACTTGGTGATGGCTCACGACTACAGCGACATCAAAGGACCGCCCCTGCACCCGAACTGCCGGTGCGCGTTGATCGGGGAATTGATAGACGACCGGAAAGCTGCGAAAGATGGCGGCGAGGAAATTGTCAAAGAGGAAAAGGGTGGCCCAGGCTCTGGCAACTTCGGGCACGAGGGCAGGCCCGGTGAGGTTGGGGGGAGCGCGGAGGATGCAGCTAAGGAACGAAAAGAAAAGTTATCACAATTGAAGGAACAGATGGTGGAGGCTGAACGGCGTGCTCAAAGTGCTTTTCGTAAATATGAAAAAGTGAAAAGGGAGGCTGCAAAAGCAACAACTTCCCTTTTAGGGTCAAATCCATTTGATGCCCAGTTGAGAGCGGCTGCAGCTGAAAGTGATTCTGCAAATGCTGAGTTCATAAAAGCAAGAGACGCTTATGGTGCGGTAGCATATAGGCAATAAACGAAATGATCTCCCCATTTATACGCAAGCGCGAGGCGATCCGCAGGCTGGCCAGCGAGTCCTCGTTCCTGGGCGAGCGGGCTGCGGCCCAGCGGATGCTGGCCAAGGAGGTGCCGCTGAGATTTTATCAAGAGAACAAAAATCCCTCAAGGCCACCCCCTCCATCGTCATCCCAAAATTTGAAAGTGCAAACACAAGAGGAGACCAATAACGAATGAAACAACTACTCAAAATCTCCGAAATGATGCCGTTCCTTCCCACGGCGCTGAAGGACGCAATTCATCACGTGGCCAAGGACACCGGCAACAAGACCGACGATCTTGAACTCCACCGCCACACTCACAGTGAGAAGGCCAAGGTGAATGAGCTTGATCCTACTTCTCGCAAGAGCCTGGCCTACGTCAGCTACCGAACGCAGGACAGGGACGATGAGATTGTCATTCCGCAATCGCTCAAGTTGGACGAGTTCCGCAAGTACAGTTCTGTCCTTGTCAACCACAATTACAGCTTGCTTCCTGTGGGGAGCGACGAGTGGATTGACGCGGACGACTACGGCATCAAGGCGCTTACGGTCCACGCCGACACGGGCGCGGGCACGATGGCGAATGTGGTTTGGGATCTGGTCAGGCAGGGACACCTGAAGGGACGGAGCGTGGGTTTTGTGCCGACCAGTTTCACCAAGCCTGGAGCGCGGGACTGGGACCGCGTGGCGAACCAGCTTCAGAGCAACTGGAAAGAGTTCGACAAGGGCCGCGCCGAGAAAAGCGTGAGCCGGATCATTACCGGCGGCGTACTACTGGAGCATTCGTTTGTTTCAGTTCCCTGTAATACCGATGCGGAGCTGATCGGGGTGGTCAAGTCCATGCACCTGGACGGCAAGATCATCAAGCAACTGGGATTGGAGGACAAG